GCGCTGCTGCTAGCAAGACTAAGAGTTCTGCGCTTACCGAAGAAGAGAAAGCGGCTAAGCGGCTAAGCGACACGCAGAAGAAGCTAGCTTCCGCAGATTCTGAGGCTAATAAGGCGCAGATATCCGCCACCAAGGCGCTACAGGAAAAAACGAGAGAGGTAACGCGCTCTATTAGCATTAATAAGCTAGCAGAGGGCTCTATCGCTCAGATGGGTATGCAGCTTACTGACTTGCGTGTGGCGTACGAAGCGCTAAGCGCTACACAGCGAGCTGATATCGAGGTAGGCGGTAAAATGATAACGCAGATACAATCGTTAGATGCGGAATATAAAGCACTGCGCGAGAGCACAGGTAACTTTAGAGACAGCGTAGGAAATTATGAAAAAGGATATAAGGGCCTACAGGACTTGACGGATAAATTCGAGCTAGCCACCCGCGGAAGTGTGGGCATGGCTACGGAAGTACTCGGCTCTAATGCGGCTCTTGAGACGCTAGGAAGTACGACCAACGTAGTAGCGCGCTCTACAGAAGGCATGGCGGGCATACTTGCCTTGGCCAGTACTGCGAGTGAGGCTTACAACGCAGTGGTGAAAGAAGGTTGGATACAGGAAAAGACGGCGGCGGTAGTAGATGGTGTACGCACTGTGCAGTTGAGAGCCAAGACGGCCGCCGAGGCTCTCGGGACTAAAGGAACTCTCGCGGCTACTATAGCACAAAAGTTGTTTAACATAGTAGCTGCCGCAAATCCTTATGTTCTGCTCGCGCTCGCGCTCATCACGGTGGTAGGCGCTATAGCCGCGTTTATGATTAACACAAACAAGGCGGCCGAGTCGCAAAAAAAGGCGAACGAATTAGAGGCTATCCACCTCGACTATTTAGAGCACGAAGTTACCCTATTGAAAGAAGCCGGAGACGCGCGTGTTAAATCTGCCGAGACGCAGGTAAGCATACTAACCGCGCAAGGTGCAAAAACGAAGGACATACGCGCCGCAGAAGACGCACTAGCGGCGGAGCGAGTGAAGAACAACGCGCAGCAGCGCGGATTCTACGCGAAGGAATTAGCGAGTCTTGACTCGAATAAAAAGAAGGTAGAACTTCTTACCGTGGTCCTCAATAAGTTGAGAGCCGCGCAAGCGAAAGGTAAAGACAAACTTACGCTAGATATCGACTTAAACGGCAAAGTAGAGAAAGTAAAGATAGAAGACGCAATAAACAGCGTGCAAGGCGCAATCGATAATTTCGGTAGAAAAGTAAGTATAGCTACTAACCTCAACGTCGATCAGACGCAAATACAAGACGATATAGCAATAGAAAGAGCGGCTCGACTGAAAGCGGATAAAGACCTTGCAAAAGAGAGGAAGAGCAACGAGATAGACGCGACGCGCGCTACAGAGGACGCTAGAATCGCGCTAATACAGGACAGCTACGAGCAACAGAGGGAGACTATTAAGGTCAGCTACTCGAGACAGATACAAGACTTAAAAAGGAATCTAGAAGAGCAAAATTCGTTGCAAGACAGTACGATAACGCTTCGCGCACGTAGGCAGATAAATGCTAAGATACTTCTTTTGCAGAAGCAGCAGACTAAAGACTTGGTAGCTTTGGCGAAGGAACAAGCGCAAAAAGAGCTTGATATACAGAATACTTTCGACGATGCGCTCGTGTCTGCCATCGCCGGGCAAAATGATCGCGCAAGGACGGAGATTAATATAAAGTACGATCGTCAGATAGCTGACATAAAGAAGCGCCTGAGAGACGAAAAAGACCTGACTATTTCAGAAAAGCAAAAGCTGAATGACACGATAGTGTATATGCAGGACGCGCAGGCAAATGAGTTACTAGCATTATCCGCTTCGCAGATGCAGACGCAAAGCGATCAGCAGCTCACGAGTGTGCAGCAGATGCTCGATCAAGTGGAAGTCAAAGTAGGCGAGTACACGAAGCGCAGTAAAACAGGGCTACACCTTATCGATGTAGAGGCAACGAAGGCTAGCCTATCTACAATAAACTCGGCACTGGGCGAGTATATTAGCGGACTTACTGAATATCAAGGCCAACTATCCTTGACTCACCAAGCTACGCTAGACACGCTTAAAAAAGGCACTACAGAGTACGAGGCTGAAATGCAAAAATATGCGGCCGCAAATACAGACGTGACTTCTAAAATTAAGGGCGCGCAGAAAGAACAGGTAGAGAATACGAAAGCGTCGAAGGCTACCACAATGGAATATTACCGCGACCTTTTCGATAAGATAAGCGGCTTTGCTGCTGCGGGGGCTACTGCGGTAACAGCGGTAACAGACACGATCACAAAGGGGCTACAGGCGGAAATCGACGATCTTAACGACGAGCTAGACGTAATAAACGACAAGTACGAAGAGGCTAAGACACAGAGAGAAGATGCGGTAACGAACACTGAGTCGATCGAAGAGCAATTGCAAGCGGCTACAGGTGGAACGGCCGACGCGTTAAAAAGTCAACTGGCTGACTCGATGCACGCACGACAAGAAGCAGAGAGAGAAGAGAAGCGGCTCGCGAAAGAGAAAGAGAAGAGAGAGGCCGAGATCGCGAAGAAGGAGAAGCAACAAAAGCGGATGGACTTAATAAGTCAAATTGCGCAAGGTATTGCCAATACCGCCGAGGCTATTACCGGCGCGCTTAAGCTTACCTTTCCTTTAAATTTAGTTGTTGCCGGTATAGTAGGTGCAGCGGGCGCAGTGCAGGTAGGCATAATAACTAAGCAGCTCGCGAAGCTAGCGGATGGCGGCGAGATAAAAGGGGCTAGTCACGCGAACGGCGGGGCTAGAATCACTGGTACTAACATCGAAGTAGAAGGCGGCGAGTACGTAGTTAACAAAGATACTACGCAGAAGAATAAAAAGCTGATAAAGTACATAAATAGTCAGCGCAAAGAGATAACACATGCGGAAATAGCCTCGTTCTTTAGCAAGCCTGCGAACGCTACGTCAGAGAAGGTGAAATCCTATCTAGCGGAAGGCGGGGAAATACCGAGTGTAACGAGTGTAACTACTTCGATCGATTATGCGGAATTAGCCGATGCAATGAGCAAAGTAAATATCGCGCCGGTGGTAGCCGTTACGGACATAATCGACGCAACGGATAGACTTACTTCGGTTCGCGACTTAGCAGGATTCTAGATGCCAACTATTTTTTTTATCTTTATTACATGAAAAAGAAAATACCTATATTCGAAGCAAAAATAGGCGGGGTAGATGACACAGGGATATATGCTATATCTTTCGTAGACTACCCCGCGAACGAGAGTAATTTTGTTGCCTTGGCGCGAGCTCGCACCGTTAAATTGCAGCTGAATGCAAAGAAGCAGATACTTACCGGTGTCGTCCTGATACCTGATCAGCTAATATACAGGAATGACGAAGAAATGGGCGAGTATTATTTGAAGTTCACGGCAAGCGATATCGAGAAGATCGCAAATAAAATGATGCGCACAGGCCTCGCCTTAAATAACACGACACACCAGCATGATGCGCAACTAAAGGGCAATTATTTAACGGAGTTGTGGACGGTAACAGACCCACAGCGCGATAAAGCAGTAGCCTTAGGGCTAGGTGAGCTCCCTGCGGGGACTCTTCTTGCATCTTATAAGATAACCGACCCGACGTATTGGCGCGATGAAGTGCAAAGCGGGAACGTGAAAGGCTTTAGTTTAGAAGGACTTTTTAATTTTAATAGTATAACAATGGCAAAACAAGTAGAAAAACCAAAAGCCGAGGCCAAAAAGCCTAACGGCCTAGTGACTTTTTTTAAGGCGGTAACGGCCTTACTAGAAGGAGAGACCGCAGCAGCAGCTGACGACCTCGCGACAGTCGCCGCCGAAGATAAGGTAGATGCAGGAAGTCCCTTCCTTATCTTTGAATTGGCCGACGGCGGGGAAATTCAAGTCGACAGTGACGGCTTCGCTACCCTGGATGGCGCGCAAGCCCCCGCAGGTGAGCACGCTTTAGCGGACGGTAATTTCATCGTCATAGACGATACCGGCATGATGGTAGTAACGCAGCCTGAGACTAGCGGAGACACCGCAGCAGCTCCCAACGACCCCGTGGCAATGCAGAAGAAAGTAGACGCAGCTAAGGCCCGCGCAAAAGCGTTCTTGGCTAAACAGGGTGACCCCAAGGCCGCAAAAATCGCGAAACTAGAGAAAGAGCTAGCCGCACTGAAATTAGAGCCTAGTGCCGAAAAGGCTAAAACTACGGTAGAGGCTACGAAAGACCCTAAGGACATGACCTATACAGAGAAGATGGCCGCTGTAATTAAGAGCCGCCGCGACCGAATGGAAGCGAAAAAGAGTAAGTAACCATTAAAAACAAATTGATAAAATGGCAAATATCTATGACATTAACTCGCTATCCTATACAGCTAGAGAAAATCCGGAGTGGTTTACTCGCGCGGTATTTGGCGGCAGACTGATTCAGGGCGGATATATTCGCGTATTGACAGGCATAAAAGGCGAAGAGCTGCTATCTCAGATTGATCTTGCAAATAAAATTTTGCAGGCGGACGGTTTGGATTGCGCATGGACGCCGAACCAAATCATGAAACTTTCGGAAAAGAAGGCGAAAGTTTCTACGTACAAAATAAACATGGAGCAGTGCATCGACGAGCTCGAGCAGAAGCGCACCGTGTACTCACTGAGCCCCGGAGCAGCTAACGAAGCTCTTCCGGCCGAGTTGGAATCGGCTACCTTGCTGATGATCGCGATCGGCCTCTCAAACGAGATCGAAGAAATGATAATCGGCGGAGATAGCGCGGTTGATCCTAACCAATTCGACGGCATGCAGAAGCTTCTACTTAGCAGCACTGAGTCTATTAAGATGGTAGGCGCTACTTTGACGAAGGCTAATATTCTCGGCTTAATCGAGGACGGATATAACGCTATTCCTGAGGATGTTTTACAGGCAGAGGATGCAGGTACATTATATGTATTGTGTAGTTATGCTGCTCGTCGTCTCGTTCGCGCCGCTTTGGCAGAAAAGAGCAATACCGTTATTGCGGCTTCCTGGACAGTCGACGACGCCGACAAGAAAAATCCTAAACTCTACTACTTAGGTGTAGAGTTAGTGCCTGTTAAGGGCATCGGCAAGAACACGCTCATTTTCTATGATAGCACGAACGCCATCTTCTTAACCGATATATTGTCCGATTTAGAGCAGATCGAACTCGGAAGCTTTCCAAAACCAAACGAGGATAAAATCTTCATAAAAGGGCGCTTGCGTCTTGGCTTTGTGATTCCGTTCGAAGATGAGATAGTGATAATTGATCCGTCCATCACAGTAGCCAGTGGCGGACACGTAGAAGGCGACGGCTTAGTCGTAGTTCCTAACTCTTTAGTATTCACCGCAGCAGGAGAAACTAAGACGTTTAAGATTTACACCGCAGCAGGTGTCACACCCGATATCAACGCCGCAAGTGCTGTAGGATTTACCGCAACGAAAGGAACGACTACAAACGGAGTGACTACCGTCAGCGTAGTAGCCACCGCAGCCGGCGGTAATATCAACGCTCGCACGGGTCAA